CTACATGATGTTAAAAGTTGGATGGAACATCAAGCATTTTACTTGACAGAAGCAAGTGTTGAACTGGCAAAAGAACGCGGCAAGTGTGACGGCAGTGATCAAACAAGATATGGCCAAGGCACATTCCCGTGGGAACTACGTGCTAAAGGGGTTAATGAACTAGCTGACTTTACTCCTGAGCTTGACTGGGAAACATTACGTACAAATATGAAGCAGTATGGAGTACGCAATGCTACACAAATGGCTGTGGCACCAGTAGAGTCTAGTTCAGTTGTTATTAATTCAACTAATGGTATTGAAATGCCTATGAGCTTGATTAGTGTTAAAGAATCAAAAGCAGGATCATTTGTACAAGTGGTGCCAGAATATCACAGATTGAAAAACAAGTATCAAATGATGTGGGAGCAAAAAGATTGTGATGGCTACTTAAAGACAGCGGCAGTTATTGCGGCATACATTGATCAAAGTATCAGCACAAACACGTTTTATAATCCGGCACATTTTGAAGGTCGTAAAGTCCCAACTACATTAATTGCTAAAAATTTAATGCAAGCGCACATGTGGGGTCTCAAGACTTTCTACTACAGTTTGATCAACAAGCAGGGATCTAAAGCAATTGCTGAAGAGGCTCCTACTATGCTTGAACCTATTAACTTTGATGACGAGGAAGACTGCGAGTCTTGTAAACTATAATGTTAGAAACTATATGTGATATAATGGTGGACGCTTACAAGCGTAATTGGATTACCAGTCGTGATGGTAACGTAAGCATACGACATCACGACCGTGACCACTTTTACATTACACCCAGCGGTGTGCGTAAACAAACACTACAACCAGATCAGTTTAAGAAGATTGGCATTGAGAAAGGCTACTATGATCAACCTCCTCGAATTTATCATGCCAGCAAGGAATTAGAGTACACTGAGATCAGTGCTAACCTAAAGCCCAGTGGAGAACTTCCCCTACACTTTGGCTTACAACGAGAAATGGGACAGCATACAGGAGAGGTTCGTGTGGTAGTACATGTGCATCCTACTTACTGTATTGCGGCCATGCATGCTGGTATTGATTTGAGTACTATCAGCAATGCGTTTCCAGAACTGAACCGTTATACCAAGGTAGCACCTAATGTTGGTGATGTAAAACCCATCAGCCAAGAGCTTGCGGACCAATGTCATTATCGGTTAGAATTGGATGACCGTGGAAATATCGCCTACGACATAGTTGGTATTAAAGGACACGGAGTAGTTGCTATTGATACCAGTCCGTGGCGAGCATACGAACATATAGAAAGATTAGAACATATTTGCAAGATAGTACTTGCTTCAGGAAAATATTAAAATGAGTAAAGAACAATATAATTTAAACACACGCACAGATTACCTTAATCGCAAGATGTTTCTAGACCCAGCAGGCCCAGTGACCATTCAACGATTTGAAGAAGTTAAGTACAAGAAGATAGCAGACTTTGACGCAACTGCCCGTGGATTCTTCTGGCAACCCGAAGAGATTAGTCTAAGCAAAGATGCTAACGACTTTAAAGAAGCAAGTGATGCTGTTAAACATATTTTTACCAGCAACTTACTACGTCAGACAGCATTAGATAGTTTACAAGGTCGTGGACCAACACAGGTGTTCACTCCGGTATGCAGTCTCCCTGAGGTAGAAGCACTAATGTACAACTGGGGATTTTTTGAAACTAATATTCACTCAAAGAGCTATAGTCACCTCATCCGTAATATCTACAACGTGCCAAAGGAAGTGTTTAACACAATTCACGACACTAAAGAAATTGTAGATATGGCAAGTAGTGTTGGACTTTATTATGATGCGCTACATGTTATTAATTGTCGCAAAGAATGTGGTGAAAAGATAAACGAAAGGACGCACATCAAAGCAATTTGGATGGCACTACACGCCAGCTATGCGCTTGAGGCATTCCGCTTTATGGTTAGCTTTGCCACAAGCCTGGCTATGGTTGAGAACAAGATCTTCATTGGCAATGGCAACATCATCAGTTTGATTCTACAAGACGAACTGTTACACAAAGGTTGGACAGCTTACATGATCAATCAAGTTATTAAAGAAGATCAAAGATTTATTGATATCAAATCAGAATGTGAAGCTGAAGTGTATGCTCTATACATGGACGTCATTCGTGAAGAAAAAGAATGGGCAGACTATTTGTTTAACAAGGGACCAGTGATTGGTCTCAACGCAAACATCTTAAAAGACTTTGTTGATTTCACAGCCGTGGGCGCACTGAAAGAAATTGGCATTAAGTATCAAGAGTTGGCACCAAAGTCAACACCCATTCCTTGGTTTAACAAACATGTTAACACAAGTAGCAAACAAACAGCATTACAAGAAAACGAATCAACAAATTATGTAATCGGCGTAATGAGCGACTCATTGGATTACGACGAATTACCTGCTCTATAAGGAAAAAAATGAAAGCAACAATATGGTCTAAGTACCACTGCCCCTACTGCGATCAAGCAAAGGCATTATTAACCCAAAAAGGTATTCAGTTTGAAGAAAGAAAGATCGGTGACGGGTATACTAAAGAAGAATTACTAGAAGCAGTGCCCACGGCCAGAACTGTTCCTCAAATATTTTTAGACGATAAATTAATAGGCGGGTTCACAGAACTCAAAAAACATTTCGAAAAGGTATAATATGTTAATTTCAAAAGGTGTGTCAGAAGGTGAAGTAATTACTCTTAAACTTACAAGTGGAGAAGAGATTGTTGCTAAGTTAGTGGAAGATGGTCCAGTTTTTTATAAACTAAAGAATCCACAAGTAATCGGCATGGGCCCAAAAGGACCAGGACTAATGCCCTACCTGTTTACGGTAAATCCAGACACTGAAATCAAATTACAAAAATCTACAGTTACAGTAGCAGAAGCAACTGACAAGCAGTTTGCCAAACAATTTATTGAATCAACTACTGGGATTGCTCTAGCATAAATATTTGTATGCCAGCTATAGCTAGACAAGGGGATCCAACAACAACCGGACACGGTTGTGATACAACTACGACTATTACCGGGCCAACTGGTGCTGTCGCCAAAGTTTATGTTAATAACATTGCTGTAGAATGTAAAGGAAACCCAACTGCCGCCCATACTATTAATTCTGGAAGAAATTGTGTGGCGCACCCAGCGGTAATTAACGTAGGTTCTGGTAACGTATTTGTAGGCGGAATTGCGGTTGCTAGAGTAGGTGATTCCACAGACGGTGGAGCCATTACTGCTGGATCTCCAAACGTTTTTGTCAATTAACTAGACATTTATTTTTAACCCCTGTACACTAGGTATAAGTACTCTGTACTTCATATAAAGGATTAATAAAATGGCTACAAACAAACACGCAGAATTCACAGCAATCGTAGAAGCAATGGAAGCAGACTTCGAAAAGTTTTATGACAAGGAAGTTGGCGCTGCCGGCACCCGTGTTCGTAAACACTGTCAAGATTTGGCTAAGTTGTGTAAAGAAACTCGTAACGACGTTACAGCAGTTAAAAACGCTCGTAAAGAAGTAAAATAATACGATAAATATAGTACGCTCTTTTTAGGAGGTGTATTATGTTAGACACATTATTTTGGATAGCAGTAGGCGCATTTGTAGGTTGGAATCTTCCTCAGCCATTTTGGGCAAAGATGATTCAAGATAAAATACAATCTATGATTTCAAAGAAATAACATGGCATACAGCGACAAGGTCATCGACCATTACGAAAACCCACGCAATGTAGGATCATTTGCTAAAGATGATCCTACAGTAGGTACTGGTATGGTTGGTGCTCCTGCTTGCGGTGATGTAATGAAACTACAGATAAAGGTAGATCATGATACAGGTATTATTACAGATGCAAAATTTAAAACGTATGGCTGCGGATCGGCTATTGCGAGTTCGAGCCTCATTACAGAATGGGTCAAAGGCATGCACATCGACCAAGCCGGAGCAATCAAAAACTCCGACATTGCCGAAGAGCTAGCCCTACCGCCAGTAAAGATACATTGTTCAATTCTAGCAGAAGATGCTATCAAGGCGGCCGTGAATGATTACCGTAACCGACATAGCAAGTAAAAAGATTAAACAAAATTTAGACAAACGTGGAAAGGGTGTGGGTATACGTTTGGGTGTAAGAACTACCGGGTGTAGCGGTCTAGCTTACACTATTGAGTATGTAGACGACTATACCGCAGAAGTTGGCGTTACTAATTACGCTCAAAAAGACTTTGTAGTATTAGTAGATGCCAAAAGTTTAGCATATCTAAACGGCTTAACTATGGATTGGGTCCGCAATGGACTCAATGAAGGCTTTGATTTTATCAATCCAAATGAACGTGACAAATGCGGATGTGGTGAAAGTTTTCGAGTATAATCCCAGTTGACACACAATAGGTTAAGCTGTATAATATAGCTTATGTGTAAAACTTTTGGAGTTTAAATTGAGTATGCATTTAGAAGGTCCGTGGCTTAGTACCACTGGCAAACAAAAAGGCCGAAAGAAATTTGCGTCAGCAGAACATAAGCGTAAAGCTGAACAAGCAGACGCAGATTGGAAAGAACTACAACGGCGTTGGGGTGTCGAGGCCGAAGACAAGAAACGCAGTCGTGCGCTAACAGCTGACACATATAGTCCGGGCCCAAAATTATATCGAGGTGCCGAACTTCCAAAAATTCCTAGTCGTGATTCCGGTGGAGGAACAGCTACACTAGCACCAGCCAAGGTTTATACAGGAACTAAAGTAAAGGGAATTGCCACTATGCATAAGAGTAACGCAGTACCTGTATTTTCGGATGAAGAAGCAATTGACATTTCCAAAATGAGACGTTAAACTCTTACTAAGTAAAAGTAGTGGTTTTCCTGGTCTATTTTTTGGATAATTACTTATTGTACCTCAAAGGTTTGGGGTACAGAAGCAGTAGGCTTTTAACGCACAAGGAGATGTATCGGAGCCATATTAAAGACGGAACTAGCAATTCCTATTCCAGCGTAAAGGAGAAATAATTATGATACGCATCATTAAGTTTTTTGTATATGCCCTAGCACTGCTAGTGGTATCAGTAGTAGGATATAACGCAGTTGACCATAAGCTGACAGTCCTAAAGGATGCTCACGCACAAGTGAGCCCAGTTACAGCACAGCTAAGGCAGAAACAACTAGACTGTCTAGCACGTAACATTTACCATGAAGCAGGTGGTGAGCCATTTGAAGGTAAAGTTGCTGTAGCACAAGTTACAATTAACAGAACGGAAAACGTACAATTTCCATCTGATATTTGTCAAGTAGTTTACCAAAAAAATATTGTCTACGAAAAGGTACTTTGCCAGTTCAGCTGGTACTGTGATTCAGCATCGCTTAAAAAGCCAATGAACGGTCCAGTGTATACCGAATCAATGGAAGTGGCAAAAAAGGTATTACTAGAAGGATTCCGGTTACCATCTGTTAAAGATGCTATGTATTTCCATGGTGATTATATTAATCCTGGGTGGAAACGGGAAAAAGTGGCTAAAATTGGCCGACATATTTTTTACAAATAAGGACTAGCATGAACACTGAACAACTTAAAAAAAGTGTAACTGATTTTTTTAATCTCGATCTTTGGGTTAAAAACGTTAAGGAACACGCACCGCATGTAAGCGCGGAAACAATGGGATGGATTGCTGTGATTCTTATGCATCTAGCAACAATTCCTACTATGATTGCTGTGCTAACAGGGCTTACTGAAAAGATGCCGCCAGTGGACATGGTATTGTTTAGTTGGGTTGGGTTATTTTGCTTTTTTATTAAAGCAACGATCCAAAAAGATCTGTTAAACATTGTCACAATCGGCTTTGGATTCTTTGTACAAGCATCCTTGTTAGCCTTAATTGTGTTCAAGTAACGATAAATATTAGATATTAAGGAGCATTCAAATGCCATCAGGATTTCAACAAGACAGCAATCAATTAAACCCAGGTCTATTTCGTGTAGTTTGGGCCGCTAGCACAGGAACATACCCAACTGCCGACGGCAATGACAATGGTGCTATTACCCCAAACTCAGCAGATAGTTTTGCAACTTTGCCAACTACTCTAGTTAAGGCAAAAGCACGAGCACGTGGTAACCTTCGTTTCCGTAACGTAGTTAATCGTCTAAGTGGGTTAGGTGACTGCCAAATTTTAGATATCGAAACTGGTATCGCAGGTGGCGGCGCAGAACTAGTTGGCGACGATGTTGCTACAAGTTTGGCATTCACAGTTAAGTACGATCGTACAGCGGGTATCATTGATGCTCAAAAGGCACGTAATGTACAAGAAACTGGAGTTGCTACTAACGTTGCTACCGTAGCAATTACTACATTAGCACTTGCTATTGAAGACGCAGTTGTTCGTGGGTTCCGCGATGCTACTACATCAACAACTCGCGTATTATCTAGTGCTCCAACTGATAGCCAGACAGCTATTACTGTTGCCGCACCGGACACAGCCGCTGATATTTTAGCAGACGTTACCGTTGCTCAAATTGACGGTACTGAACTTACAACCATCGACGCTGCCGGCGCCGCAGAATAATAGGACCTAGATGATTCTTGCCTGGTTGTTACTTCTCACCGGTTTAGTACTTTCAGCAGTCGCAATCTATTACAGTGTAATAGGTTTGGCTGCTATTTTCTCAGCCGCAGTTATCCCCATCATAGTTATGGGCTCAGCTCTTGAAATAGCTAAACTAGTCTGCGCCAGCTGGCTTAAGGCCAACTGGGAACGTGCTCCACGTCTGATGAAAGTGTACATGACTACAGCAGTCATTGTATTAATGCTTATTACTAGCATGGGTATTTTTGGATTCTTATCAAAAGCACACAGCGATCAAAGTTTAGTGTCAGGCGACGTTACTAGTAAGATTGCCATCTATGACGAAAAGATAAAAACTGAACGAGAAAATATCGAAGCTAATCGCAAAGCATTAAAACAAATGGATGCTACTATTGACGAAACTATTGCTCGTAGTAAAACTGATCAAGGTGCGGTAAATGCTAATGCTATGCGCCAACGTCAAGCAAAAGAAAGAACACAGATCCAAGCTGACATTACCAAGTCGCAAAAAACTATTGCTACCCTAAATGAAGAACGTGCTCCTATTGCCGCTGAAATACGTAAAGTTGAGGCAGAAGTTGGTCCACTAAAGTACATCGCCGCCTTTATATACGGTGAAACAAATGAGACACTTTTAGAGAAAGCAGTTACTTGGGTAATCATTACAATTATTGTAGTGTTTGATCCATTAGCAATCATCATGTTGTTAGCCGCACAAATGACATTTGGCTGGAGAAAAGAAGAGCCCGCACCAGTAGCAGAACCAATTGAAACAGCTAAACTGGAACCATCGTATCCTAAGGATGATGGTCCATTGACTGCTGATCAAGTTGAACAAATTAAAGAACACGCACACACAGAAGTAACAAGCGATACACCGTCGACCGCACTAGGAGGTGATATAACGGCGCCGGAGGAACCAGTAATACCAGGTACTACTGAATCAGAGCTTGAAAAATGGAACAAGATGATTGAACAGGCCGAGCAGGAAGTTGCTAAAGAAAAAGAGTTAGCGTCTGCTGAAGCCGAAAAATATCATCCAACTGAAACGCAATATACTGAAGTTACAGGTGATAGAATTAAACCTGACCTAACAGAAGTAATAGAAGCAGACTCAGTAGAATTATCAGACCTAAAAAAAAAGACTTATATGACCAAGGACCTTACGGGCAAGATACAAATCAAGAACAGGGAAGCATAGGCTATATTCAAAACGCTGAACAAGACACTAGTACAATTTGGTCACGTGTTGTAGAACGTACTGGAGCACGAGCCAAAGACGAATTATATAAGTTGTATAGTAATAAAGTTTTTGACACATTAGAAGTAGACGCAACAACAGATCCAAAGTTATTTGAGTTTGTTGAAGAGACTCGAACTAAAGGTCCAAGATTTAGTAACTATACTACAGAAACAGTAGAAACATTTGTAAGTAGGATATATGAACTTAGGAAAGATAACAGTAATAACACCGCCGGATAAACTATTCAATTTAACCTTAAGTTATTTGTTAGTCAAACCCAGCCTAGTAGTAAAAGAACAGTTTCAAGCTATTCTAAGTCAAAGCATTGATGATTTAAATGTCTTTATTTTTGATCAGGATGAAACGGATATTAGTTGGTTACTAAGTACTGCTCAACAAGTTGATGTGGTTATAATTGACGTTGACAATTGTGATCTTATTACACATAAGTTTATCACATTCATGTTAGCACAGGGTAATTCTTACTATATAACTAACGACGAACTAACGCCCTATAATTTAATATCCAAAAATCGTATTTACAACTTGGATAGTATTGTAGAACAGTTCAAACAAGATCAAGAAGAAGACGAGGACTCAGATGAATCAGAAGAGTAAAGGTACAGGCATTACTGTTAGAGATAACGAAAATATCAATCAAGCTCTACGCCGTTTTAAGCGTAAGATTGAAGATGCTGGTATTTTGGAAGATCTCCGTAAAAAAGAATTTTACGAAAAGCCAACCACTGCCCGTAAAAAAGCCAAAGGTGCCGCCAAATCACGCTGGCGCAAGAAGCTCGAAAAAGACCAATTACCAAAGAAATTATATTGACAATCTAAATACTCTGTGTTATAATTTAAGCTCATAATAAAGAAAGAACTTAAATGGCTAACACAGACGTAATGATTGATTTGGAAACATTGGCAACTAGTACTGATGCTGTTGTACTTACAATCGGCGCAGTAAAATTTGATCCGTTTGGATCTGATATCAAAGAACCCGCAATGAATTCCTTCTATGTCAAAATTGATATTGACAGTTGTGATGAGCTAGGATTAGTCGCAAACGACGATACTATAGCTTGGTGGGCACAACAAGACAAAGCCGCACAAGCAGAAGCATTTGAAGGCACTGATCGAATTCACATTCGTGAAGCGTTTGATCAACTATATAAATTCTGTTGGGGCGCAAAACGTGTTTGGTCAAACGGTGCGGCATTTGACATTCCAATTTGTGAACACGTTTACAAAAAACTAAACAAAGCAGTTCCTTGGCAATATTGGGCAGTACGTGATGTACGTACAGCATTTGATTTAGGTATCAATCCGCATCGTCCTCCAGTGCTTGCCCACCATGCGTTACAAGATGCTTGGAACCAAGCAGTAGGTATTCAAAACGTCTACGGAGTTTTACGTACTAGTACAACTAGCGGTGGTACTTACATCGCACCTTTTTCAAAGACTAACTAAAATGCACTATACAAATACAGACGATCCAATTGATTTTCCGAAGATAACTAAAATGGATCCACAAACTAAAGAAGTAATGGACATTCTCCAAGAAGAATGTGCCGAAGTTATACAAGCGGTAAGTAAAATCAGCCGCTTTGGCCTGGACAACTACAAGCCTGGTAAACCTAAGACTAACAAGGAACACTTGGAAGAAGAACTTGGTGATATGTTGGCTATGATAGATATTCTACACAGTATGGATATTGTATCATATACTAATATTGAACGGGCACAAGCTGCCAAAATAGAAAAACTAAAAAAATGGTCAAATATTCAGAATTTAGAGAATATCTGAGATAAATAAATTTGTAGAGCGCCGTAAAGGGCCTACAAATTTCTTGCTTAATTAAAAGGAGATTATTATGAGCAAAATCATCGGTATCGATTTAGGTACAACAAATAGCTGTGTAGCGATCCTAGAAAACGGAATTGCTAAAGTAATTGAAAACAGCGAAGGTGCTAGAACAACACCATCAGTTATTGCGTATGCCAAAGACGAAATCCTAGTTGGCGCAACAGCAAAACGACAAGCAGTTACAAACCCCAAAAATACTATCTACGCAAGCAAGCGTCTTATTGGACGTAAGTTTGACGAAAAAGAAGTCCAAAAGGATATCAACTTGATGCCTTACAGTATTGTCAAGGCAGACAACGGTGACGCATGGATCGAAGCCAACGGCGAAAAACTAGCACCGCAACAAGTATCAGCTGAAGTACTCAGAAAAATGAAAAAGACAGCAGAAGACTATCTCGGTCATGCTGTTACACAGGCTGTTATTACAGTCCCGGCTTATTTCAATGACAGCCAACGTCAAGCAACCAAAGACGCAGGCCGTATTGCCGGCTTAGAAGTATTGCGTATTATCAACGAACCAACTGCGGCCGCACTCGCATACGGAGTTGACAAAGCAGACAAACGTGATCGTAAGATTGCTGTATACGACTTAGGTGGCGGTACATTTGATATCTCCATTATTGAAATTGCCAACGTTGACGGCGATAAACAAATCGAAGTACTAAGCACAAACGGCGACACATTCCTTGGCGGTGAAGACTTTGACCAAGCTATTATGGATTACCTAGTAGATGAGTTTAAGAAAGACAACGGTGTTGATCTTAAGAAAGATATGTTGGCCCTACAACGTTTAAAAGAGTCAGCTGAAAAAGCCAAGATTGAATTATCTAGCGCCGCAAGCACTAGTGTTAACTTGCCATACATTACAGCAGACGCAAGTGGCCCTAAGCATATGAACGTGACTATCAGTCGTGCTAAATTTGAATCGATGGTTGAAGCATTGATTCAACGGTCAATTGAGCCATGTAAGACAGCAATGAAAGACGCTAATGTTACTGCCGCTGACATTGACGAAGTTATCCTTGTTGGTGGTCAAACACGTATGCCTAAAGTACAAGAAGCAGTTGAGAAACTGTTTGGCAAGGCTCCACGTAAAGACGTTAACCCAGACGAAGCAGTTGCCGCTGGTGCTGCCATCCAAGGAGCAGTGTTGTCAGGCGACAAGACAGACGTGTTGTTGTTAGACGTAACACCATTGACATTGGGCATTGAAACAATGGGCGGTGTGTTTACCAAGTTGATTCAAAAGAACACAACTATTCCAACTAAACACTCACAAACATTCTCAACAGCAGAAGACAATCAGCCAGCAGTAACTATTAAAGTTGCCCAAGGTGAGCGTGAACTGTTTAAGTATAATAAGTTGTTAGGCGAGTTTAATCTTGAAGGTATTGCTCCAGCATTACGTGGTACTCCACAGATTGAAGTTACCCTAGACATTGACGCCAACGGTATTCTTAACGTAAGTGCCAAAGATAAAAACACTGGCAAAGAAAATAAGATTACTATCAAGTCTGATTCAGGATTAACTGAAGCTGAAATCAAACGTATGGTACAAGAAGCTGAAGAAAACGCAGAGTCTGATAAGAAGACTGTTGAACTAGTCAACGCACGTAATCAAGCTGAGTCGACAGCACACAGTCTAGGTAAAGACTTTGAAGAATTTAAAGCTGAATTATCTGAAGAAGAAACAACTGCGTATACAACAGCTAAGACAAGTTTGGATGAAGCATTGAAAGGCGAGGAAGTCGAAAAGATTAACGAAGCTATTTCAAAGCTATTTGAATCTGCTAGCCCTATCTTAACAAAGAAACAGGCAGCAGAATCAGCCAACGCAAGCCCTACACAACCACAGGGTGAACAAACCGTAGATGCGGAGTTCAAAGAGGTTGATGACACAGAGAAGAAGTAATACAATGTAAACATGTGGGATGCCTTCGGGGTCCCACAAAGTTCTTGCTTAATAAAGGAGATATAAATCATGACACAACTAAGAACTGTAAACGCGGCAGACCTTGCCCACCTAAGTAGAGCCCTAGTAGGCTTCGATCGTTATTTTAATGCCCCTAGTCACCATAATGGTAACTATCCACCACATAACATCGTAAAATACGACGAGACCCATTACGGAATTGAAATTGCTGTATCTGGTTTTAGTAGAGAAGAAATTACCGTAGAAGTTGATCAAGATCAACTTACTGTAAAAGGATGCAAACTAAATCAGGCAGATAGCCGTTTCGAATATCTACATAGAGGGTTAGCCGCTAGAGACTTTGAACAACAATTTACTCTTGCCGAGTATATGGAAGTTAATGCGGCGGAGGTTAAGGATGGTATGCTGGTAATTGAAATCATGCGTATTATTCCCGATGCGCTCAAACCTCGTCAGATTAAGATTAAATAAAGTTAAATAACCCGGGGGAAGAAATTCCCCCATTTTTAGAAAAAGAGAACACAATGCCTAGTACCGATATCCAACTAGATGAAAAAATTAAAGTAACTGTGAACGAGCCTAGACAATGGAAAGTTATTCTATTGAATGACGACAGTACCCCTATGGAGTTTGTAGTAGGACTATTGATTGAAATATTCAAACACAATCCCACTAGTGCTGACGATGTTATGATTCAAGTTCACGAGACTGGTAGCGGTGTTGCTGGCGTTTATAGTTTTGAAATTGCTGAAGCCAAAGCAGTTGAATCTACTAACCTTGCTCGCACAAATGGACATCCCTTACAAATTAAAATGGAAGAAGAATGAGCTTAAAAGAGTTAACCCACGAAGCACATAAAAATGCCGAAACGCAACCATTTGTTAAAATATTATTTTCAGGAAAAATTAATCCTAAATTATATTCAGCATATTTAAAAAACCAGCATCCGTGCTACGAGATTTTAGAAGTTTGTTCAATGCCACATGGGCTACTTACTGGCCTTCCTGATATGCGTCGGGCACCTGCTATCTTAGCAGACTATCTAGAATTACACAACAAGGATGACGCTGAGCCTACTATATTGCCAGCAGTTGAAAACTATATCAAATATATTCTAAGTATTAAGGACGATCCTAAACGACTAATGGCACACTTGTATGTGCGGCACATGGGCGATTTAGCAGGTGGTCAAATGATTGCCAAACGAGTTCCAGGATCTGGAAAATATTATCAGTTTAGTGATCCTGACGCTCTTAAGATTGCCATTCGTGAACGACTAGACGACAGCATGGCCGATGAAGCTAAAGTATGTTTCCAATACGCCGCAGATATGTTTAAGGAAATGCTCGAGTTAGTAGAGTACACTGATGAGTCAAAGTAAAGTCTGGGATACCTTAATAGAAATCCAATATCTCCTCGAGGAGTCATTTGATGCTACTGGAACTGCAATTCATGAACCAGGTATGGACCGTTTTAACCAGCCGGGATGGGTTAATCGCGTGTGGAGTAGTGATAGATATCGTCGTGCTCACGTTGATGTGGTGGATGCTAGAGCAACAAAAGGATTATGGATGATGCACTGTTGTATCTTTCCACATACGCACAACCCTGCTCCAATATACGGCTTTGATGTAATAGCTGGTAAGAACAAAATGACTGGCTGTTTTCACGACTACAGCCGGGCTGGTGATCCTGACCATCCTATGATGGAATGGTTTGCTGGAGAAGTTAGTAAGTTAGAATGGCGTAAGCCACGTGCTCTTCCAGAATGGGCCACTAACATCTTTAGTCCTAGTATGGTAGCCGCGGGCAATGTTAGCGATGAAGCAGAACTAGAGCAAATCTTTAGTATGGCTAAAACTACCCTAGCGCATTACTTAGAAACTGTAGCAGAAACAAATAATACAGCAGAAAATACTACTGAAGCGCAGAACTATTACGCACAAAATCAGAAATGTAACCCACATACCCCCCGTGTAATGGTCAGTTTAGGGCTATCTGAAGAGGATGTACAAGTATTCATACAGGAATGCCTCTTCCCAGAAATCCACTAAATACTGTACTATGCGTATAACAGACTTAGATAACTTACTTGAATTAGCACCAGCACCTGGGGTAATTGACCCTAACATTCCTCCTGAAGAATTAGAGGATGAGCCAGAAGTTACAGAACCAGAAGTAGCTGAACCAGAAGTAGCTGAACCAGAAGTTGCAGAACCGCAACCAGCAATTGCGCCACCAACCGAGCCTACGTCAACAACCTCAATCGGAAAAAATCTTGAACCTGAGTTGTTTATGCCGCCACAGGCGCCATCTGTAGAACCTACAAAAGTAGATTTAGAAAATATTAAAGAGTTTGAAAAACTCTCAACTAGTTTGTTAACTAAAGCAAAAAAGTTATCTACAACTAATCCTGTAAGAAGATTTGCTTATAAGATATTGTTTACATTTTCTGGGTTAACTGACAACTTACAAGAAAGTATTGAACCTACAGAACTCAAACTGATTCAAGCTAGTAGCATGTCTATGATGGCAGTTTTAGAAAGAAAAGGATTTAAAACTATTGCAGAAGCAGTCGAATTTATGCGACAAGCTGATCAATTAGCAACTGATGCTCTTGCTATAGAAGCTAGCCAAAGTAAAGAATACCAAAAAGCACACAAATCACACGAAGCGTACATTAAACTTACTGCTTTTGAAGAGCTGGTTAAACAAGACGAAGAGTTAGAGGCATTTGCTTTAAAAATATCAAATAAACTTAACTTACCAATGCGCTGGGCTAGAAATTTAATTGGAATGTTTGGCGCTAAGATGGATAAATTTAAACGTAACTCATTCATGGCAGCGTGTGAAAATGGCACAGCTTTAGATCTTAATGCTATGATGTCTGCCGGGCAAGGCAACGTTGACACTTTTGTAGCAGAAGGTGATATTAGAGAAGTTTACAGTTCGATTAAAACTACGTTATTAGATATTAGTCTAAGTGACGGCCAAGGTGCTGCAACTGGGCCATTTGAAGCACTATTAGCCATTATGGGTGGTGCCGTAAAAGCTAAAGAAGGCGATTTACTAATTAATGGACAACATTACGAAGTTAAAAGTGGAAGTATTAGACCAGTACTAAGTGATGTTAAAAGTGGAAAGTCCATTAACGGTGCGTACAGTAACGCATGGTTAGATTCCGGGGGCGAACAATCACCGGCTTCTGCCAGAGCAGTTTTTACAGGTCAAGTAGCAAATTACTCTCCTAATGTAAAAGTGCCTACTAACGTTGACTTTAGACCACAATCGCTTGAGAACATGAGAAAGTTCTTGATAAGTAGGAAAATAGCCGCTAACAGCAAAACTATAATATATGAGTTTCATAAAGCTATGTATCCAGACCTTGCTAAAGCAAAGATTTCGAATTATAGTTTAAGATCGGCATGTGGTAGAATTTTTGTTGCTATCATGGAAGACAAAGCCGATGTAATAGCAAGAGAACAAGGTATCATGGCTATGCTACAATATAATTTAGGTCATTATCAAGCTAACTTTATTTTGTACAACTCTTCTACACAAACATTTAGAGTTATTAATGGTGCTGAAGGTATAGCCAGTTTATTAAAAGAACAACCTAGCGCATTTGGTGTTAACTTCCTAAAGCAAACTATTACTATCAGTGGCAAATCTACTAGTACAAGAAAGAGTGCGCCTGGAATTTATTTTGGCCCATTAATGGATAGTCCCGAAGCAGAAGCTTATCTAAATGAAAAGCGAAAAGAAGCCGGCATAACACTAAAAATTAGTAAAGGCCAAAAAACTGCTGATGCGTGGAATAACGGTATAGATACTGGCGGATACTTACCCGGTAACGAACTAGGAGAACCGGTTGGTAGACCAAAGAAAACAACTGTTTCAAAAAAACGTGCTCTTAAAGAAGTAGACAGTTTCTTATTAGATTACTTCGTCAAATAATCATCAAGTTCTTAATCTAGAACAAATTATACACTATTATAATTAGTTGCCCCTTTACCGTAAATACTATACGGTATATCGGGAGCGAATCGATGAAAACCTTACTAGTAGCAATTGGGGCTATATTAGTTGCATCGGCATCTAATTCAGCAGAATTACAACATAATTTTAGTAGTCCATCCTTTAGCGGTATTGGCTACGGTTCTCACGTCTTAACACTTTATCAATTAGAAACTCAAGCTAAAGACAAAAATAAGGCGGCTGGCGAAGCATTAAAAGCAAAAGAAGAAAGTGACAAACTAAACACCCCGCAAGCTAAATTTCAAGCAAACTTAGAAAGTCGCATTTACTCACAATTAGCCAAACAAATTACAGATAGCCTTTTTGGCACTAATGGTGCTCCACAATGCGCTGTAACCAACGGAGTTTGCGGAGAAATGACAGTAGCTGGCAATAACATCACATGGAAAGTAGACGGCACATTTATTATTGTTCGTATTGAAAACGCTCTTGACCCAAGACAATTTACAGAAATGAAAGTACCAAGTGGTACATTTGGATTTTAAGGATAAATTATGAGACAAACATTTTTATCCTTGGCAGTTGTAGCAGTGTTGTCTGGCTGCGCCACGGGTTCAGCTATTAAACAAAAGTTAACTGGTAATCAGTTTGACGAACCAACGGTTGAAACTAGTAAATTTTTAAAGAAAGATTCAAATAAATTATTGCCACCAGAAGGCGGTCCTGTTGCTGTAGCAGTATATGGGTTCCGAGATTTAACTGGCCAACGTAAGTCACAACCGTTAATTGCTAGTTTAAGTTCGGCAGTTACTCAGGGAGCTGAAAACTATCTAATTAAAGCGTTACAAGATGTGGGCGATGCTCGTTGGTTTACTGTGTTAGAACGTGTAGGATTAGAAAACCTAATCAAAGAACGTCAAATGATTCGACAGATGCGCGAACAATATCAAGGCAAAGATGCTAAGGCTC